CCCACCACAAGTAACCAATTTACTTTAAATCAGTTCACGGGAGACGGATCCACAGTAGCCTACACACTTACACTTTCTCCCTTTTCTGATAACGAAACTAGTGTCTATATTAACGGGGTATACCAGTCAAAATCAAATTATGGTGTATCTGGTACTACTCTTACTTTTACTACTGCTCCTCCTGCAGGTACTTCTGTTGAGGTAATGGTAGCAAGTAGTGTGGTCGTTTCTATAAGCACTCCAAATGATGGCACTGTTACAACATCAAAAATTGTAGATAGTGCTGTTACTTCTGCAAAGATTGCTAATGGTTCAGTTACTGCTGATAAGCTAGCTGCGGGTGCAGGAGGTGCTTTTAATGACTTTGTGATTAAAACAGCTAGCTACACAGCAGTTGCTCGTGATCAAATTATTACTAATAAAGCTGTAGCTGCTCCTGCTACTTATGCTGTAACGGTTTCCGGAGGAGTGTTTCATATTGATGGATCTGCTAACCCTGTATTAGTTCTCACACGAGGAATAACGTATACTTTTACACAGTCTGATAGTACTAATGCTAACCACCCTATTGCTTTTAAAGATACAGCAGGAAATAGTTATACAACTGGAGTAACTTCAACAGGTACTCCAGGAAATGCTGGAGCACAAACAGTATTCGTAGTACCTGCAAATGCACCTTTAGGAGGTCTTCGATACTACTGTACAGTACATGGCAACGGTATGGGAAATACAATAAACATAGTTGAACCCGGTCTTACAATTACACTTCCGGTCTCACCTGTAGCAGGCAATTCAATATTTATTAAAAATGCAGGAGCTGCTACAGTAACAGTGGGTCGTAATGGCTCAAACATTAATTCAACAGCAGACGATGGTGAACTGATTACAGATGCAGCGGCAACGCTAGTATATGTAGACGGCACCATCGGATGGAAGGAGCTATAAGATGGCAATTACATTAGGTGGAGGTGGTGGGGGCGGTGGCACTGAAATTAACGGCTTAGTAGAAGGGATGACAGGTAAGTCTATGTACACTACCGCTTCGGGGGAGGTTTACTTGCAAACTGGGAGGACCTTAACAGACGTTGCTTCTTACCCCGACGCACAACTAAACATAGGGATAACAAAAGACCCTACGACAGTGGCAATCAGTAACCCGTGGTACGGTTCAGCAAGTGATGGGGTTTTAGGCTTTGGTATGACTACTTCCAAGGTGATAGTTATCTCCACCGTTACCGACGCAACAGGGGCGTGGGCGTGGTCAGCCAATGTCGGTTTAGGTGCTGAGTACAACACTTGTACTTCTACCACCCTTCAATCCTCATGTGATATGGTTGTGGTGGATAATGGAGGCTCTAAGGATTTATACGTTTTAGGTTATAGCGTAACAGCTACTAATGGTGTTGTAATCAAACACGCTGGTGTCACTAGTACAAGTCTAGGATCAGTTTCAACCATAACCCTGCCTTCGTTCATGACAGTACCTAGAGGGCTTACATGGGATGGTACTTATTTCTGGGTGTATGATTGGAATACTCAATCAGTACATAAGCTAACTTCTTCTTTTGCGGACACTGGCGAGTCGCACTATATTGGCTTTGGCCATTGCAAACTTGAATATGATTCCGGAGCATCAACCGTCTGGGCTTTCTTTGCAAGTAACACAAATATGGAAGTAGCGGGTTTAGCTCTATCCACAGGAAGTAGAATGTGGCCTCACGCGATGAACCTAAACCAACCTCTTAAGGGTATGGTCTACCATGCTACCACTAATACGATGGGGCTAATTAAAGGTTCAGGCAACGTTATCCACCCAGTAGACATGACTGAAAAAACGGTAGGGCATCCGTTCGCTATAGTTGATTCGAGCAATGCTAGATCACCTCGAAGTGAGAACTACATTAGCTACTATAAGAGGATTAAATAATGGCTTTAACACAAATAACAGCAGAGGTAATTGCAGATAATTCCGTAACTACTACCCTTATAGCTGATGACGCAGTCACAGCAGCAAAAATAGCTGCTGACGCTATCACAGCAGCAAAAATAGCTTCAGTGCCTGTTGCAGTAGGTATTACGTCTGTCGTTACAGCTACGTCCTTAACAGCAGCTGTAAACACACACATTTATGTCAGTGCAGCTACTCAGACTATTACACTTCCCGCTTCTCCGAGCCTAGGACAGAGAGTCCTTATTACAGTGGGAAATTTTGTGGACACGGTAGTCGGCAGGAACGGATCAAACATTATGAGTCTAGCAGAAGACCTTACAATGGACACTGCTTATCTTTCAATTCAGTTTATATACACAGATTCTACAGGAGGATGGATAATAGCATGAGTAATTTTACAGGATTTATAGGCGGCAGCAGCAGTGTAATTAAAAGTATACAAAAAGTATCAATGGGTGGTTCTAGTAGCGGTAGTGCTACAATTAGCGCAGTAGACCTCAACAAAACCTTTATTACTCTTGTTAGTAGCTCTACTAAGGATAATACTTACTACCCCCGAGTAGGCACCGTTACTTCTACATCAGTGTCGGGCTACTGGGGCGGTGGCTACCAGATGGGCATGACCGTATATGTTGTGGAGTATAACTAATGAGTATTTATGTAAGAATAGAAAAAGTTAATTGGGGAAACAAAAACACTTCTGACGTAGAAGAATTAGACACTGTTACGGCTGTTGTTACTACGACAGGGGTTATAGAAGACACTGATTATCAGTTAGCTGAAGAAGAGCCAACAATAAACTCTATAAAAGTTGAAGGTAATTTTGTAGAAAGAGAAGATGTCTTTGAGCCTTTTATTCCTGAGACTACAAAAGCAGAATACGCTAGACGTAGAAGGAACGAATTACTACAGGAAACTGACTGGATAGTTAATGTATCTGACCATCCACAACACAGTGCTTACATAGTCTACCGTACAGCCCTACGTAACTGGCCTTCTACGGTAGACTTTCCAGCCACACGCCCAGTACTCGGAGAATAAGAATGGCATTTACTAAAGTTTCAAACAGTCTTTTAGCAGATAATTCTGTTACTTCAGCTAAGTTTGCAGATGGTGCAGTTACTTCAGCTAAGTTTGCAGATGGTGCAGTTACTTCAACTAAGATTGCAAGCAGCGCAGTAACTGCAGACAAAATTGCAGATGACGCAGTTACTTCAGATAAAGTAGCTAATGATATTAAAGTAGCCGGTATAGAGACTATTTATATACCTGCAGCAGGTATGTATCCAGAGACAACTAACGGGTGCGCTGATCTAGAGCAAGTCGAACTAACTAATGGCCCCGAACTCAAGTGCCTAGACTTTGCGGCTGCAGCGGATGCCTTTGCTCAGTTTCAGGTCATCTTTCCTAAGTCGTGGAATGAGGGCACTGTTACTTTCCAAACCTTCTTTACTGTTACAGGAACAAACACTGGTACGGTAGCCTGGGGATTAGCAGGTAGAAGTTATGCAGATAATGCAGACATCAACACAGCTTTTGGAACTCAGGTAGTGGCAACAGCTAAAGCTCACTCTGGAACTTCTAATGATCTAAATGTCGCGGTAGTTAGCGGCGCAGTAACTATTGCTGGAGCAGCGGCTGATGCCTTAACTATCTTCCAGATTGCGAGAGATGTTACGGCAGACAGCCAGACAGGAGATGCGCGCCTTCTTGGTATTAAGCTTTTCTTCACCACTGACGCTGCAAATGACGCATAAGGATCAAATATGACTGGTTTTGGTTATAACGTAAGCGGTTTTGGCTCTTTTCCTAGCCGTGGTGCGGGCTTGTACGCATTTACTGCTGCTACATTTACTCCTGGGAGCAATACTGGAAATACTGGCCCAAGTCTTGCAGTAGCACGTGCAGGCCTTACTGGCACAGGAGTAAACGCTTGGAAAAACGACACTCAGTTTTTTAATACCTCCAGTGGGATTCAATTATGGACTGTACCTGCTGATGGTACTTACCAAATTGAAACTTGGGGCGCTCAAGGAGGTGATGAAGCTAACGCAGGTAGAGGGGGTTCTGGGGCAAGAATGCGAGGCGATTTTACTTTTATTTCTGGTGAAGTTATAAGTATACTGGTGGGACAGCATGCTAATCTAAGCCGAAATGGGGGCGGTGGAGGAACATTTGTATATAAAACTGCAACTAGTACTTACCCTCTCATCGCCGCAGGTGGTGGAGGTGGTTGGGGAAGTAGCGGGCAAAATGCAAGTCATGGTAGGACAAGCACTTCTGGAGGTACTACTTACGGAGGCGGTTATGCTAGTGGCACTGGAGGCAATGGAGGTAATACAGCAACAAACTCCGGCTGGGGAGGCGCTGGGTCTGGGTGGTTGACTAACGGAACGTCAGGCGGCGCATATGGTGGTCAATCATATGCGCCTCGAAACGGAGGAGCCGGAGGAAATATTTTTGTATGCAGCGGAGGTTATGGTGGTTTTGGTGCGGGCGGAGGCGGTGGTTGTAACGGCGGCGGTGGCGGTGGTGGCTATAGTGGAGGAGGTTGCTCCGGAGGTGGGGGTGGTTCCTACAATGGTGGAACTAATCAAAGTAATTCAACCGGTGTTAAGACTGGAAACGGTCAAGTAACTATTACTAAAATAGCGTAGAGTAGAATAAATGTTAAAATATATTAAAATAGAGAATAATCAACCAATAAACTATACACTTGAACAACTATTGATAGATTTTCCAAATGCAATAATTTACAAAAAAACAAAATTGCCAAACGAAGACTTAATAAAAAAATTCAATGTATATCCTTTAATAACAACGCAATCACCTGAGCTGCAAGAGGATGAAACTGCGGAAGAAGGAATTCCTGTATTTAAAGATAATGAGTGGACTCAAACTTGGAATATTCGAAAATTAACTCAAGAAGAAGTATCAGACATTATAGAAAGTCATTTAATAGAGGTAGAAGAATTAGAGACAGATGCAGTGTTTTCAGCATTTTTCGTAAATACAGAAGTGCGAGAAGCTAGATATGATATTTGTAAGCTATGTACTTCGTTCACTGCATTAAAAACTTGTAACGAATGCCACTGTATAATGCCCTTAAAAACTAAACTTAGAGATACTGTTTGCCCTCTTGGAAAGTGGTAATCTATACAATAAAAAAGGGCTTTTCAGCCCTTTTTCACTTTGTTACTCTTTAAACTACTTCAGCTTCTGCACGTGGTTTTTCTAACTCTTCCTGTAGCAAGTTTGTAAAACCTGCAATACCTACTTGAATCTGGTCAAGACGGCTACGAGCTTGATTAGCCTGTGTTTGCATGTCCTGTACCTGTGATAATAGATACTTCGCTCTATCAGACAGTTCGTCTACTTTGTACTCTTTATCGTTCATAGATATGGTTTGTACTTCATTTTCTTTAGTCACTATAATGTCCTTTATTAAATCTCACACCCGCCAGCGACGCAGGCAAGCTCTTGTGAGCCTATTGTATTATCTTCTTTTTCAAACTGAGCTAAATCTTCCCAATTCACATTTTGTGGCATAGCCGCTACTAGCTCGTCGTATTTTTCTGCACTGATGTCTTCATAAGGTGCTTGCTGATAAACGTGGTCACTAGTCGGTAATAGACTAATACCGGAACACATATCAAAGTTATCCCAAATCCATTGCGCAACTTGTAAATACTCACTGTCAGTATAGTATACAGTTACACTTGGTTTATGTTCACACCAATGATTTTGATAGGTTTTCCATAAAGCTAACTGCTCCATAGCACCTACTTCTTTCACACAAGTACTTGACTCTGGTGCTTTCACAGGGAAGCTAAACACTACAGAAGAGGCAGACATAACGTCATTTTCTACTGGGAATCCTGCTTGTTCCATATAGAGAGCAAGTGGGTCTTTTTTGTCGCTACGCACCCTGCGAATATAATGCTTAGAGAAACGAGGATGAATCCCGGAAGCACTGTCAACAAGCTGAGAGACAGTGCCACTAGGCTTAACGCATGTAATAGCCACAGACTGATTAACACCAAGCTTTGCAGCCCATTCTTTATTTGTTTCAATACTAACATCCCTCATCTCCTCTAGCCATCCAGCTAACTCTGTGTTGTTAGGGTCACCTAAAACTGCATGATCCATAATTCCTGTTAAGCTCACACCCAACAATGCTTCTTCTTCAGTGTTACGCTTCCATCGCACCCGCAGATACCTAAAGTCAGTCAGGCTAGACTGTAGAGTACCAATAATGGTTGCTACTCTTACTTTTTTCTTCAGCGTTTCAAGGTTATCATCTGCTCGTACAACCACTTCTGATAGATTACAAAACTCATTACTACGGAGAATAATTTCCGAGCAAGGGTTAGTACCGAAGTCATGCGTTGCATCTCTACGACCATTCCGTGCTGCGATCTTTTGAGCTGCTACACGACTAAAGATTCCTCGCTCACCTGCTTTAGATTCATACAAGTTCTTCATCTCATTAAGGTATGCTTCGAAGTCAGGCTTCTCAGTATACGCTACAGAGTTGTTTGCGAGACGACGTTGACCTTCGTTCTCCCACCAAGCACCAGACTTAGCTTTTGACATTCGCTGATCAGAGAGATTTGAAAGACTAATAAGAGCAGAACGACGTACACCGCCTACTACTACAATATCCGCAATCTTACATACAACATCATGACACTCGATACTTGTCAACTTACGACCTGCTGCTTTCTGGAATATATTTACACAGAAACGAAACAAATCTTCTAAAGGCTCAGGTCCTGAGGCTCTTCCACCAAATGTCTTAAGTCTAGCACCTGCTGGACGTACTCGGCTCATGTCCCACTGAGGTAGTTTACCTGCATAAAGCATGGCAATCAACTCACGGAAGGCACTCGACCATCCTAGCTTACTATCACTTACTACAATAGTAGAACTTGTTTTGTGGAATGTTTCAGCTACTTCTGGTAGTTTAGTAATAAAATTACGCTCTACACTGAAGCCTACTCCAGTTCCGCACATTAATACATACATAAGCTCGTCAAAAGCTCGTGGATGGTCAATATGTAAATAACTACAGTTAAAGCCTGCTACGTTATCACGTTTAAGTGCTTCTCCTGCTGTCATCATACAACGCATAGAAGGCATAACTTCCATCGCATGGATAGCGTCATAAATCTCTTGACCTTCTTCGTCATTCAATTGCTCTCTTTCTTTGAAGAAATCAACATAACGTTGAACTGTCTCTTCCCAAGTCTCTCTACGGCCTTCTTCTTCTAGCCAACGTGCATACCTGCTTTTATGAATAAAACTTTGATACTGATCCATTAAATCATCTTCCTTTGTATTTCGGATATATTATCCGCGCCTATTGCATCGTCGCAATATGTTATTAAATCCATCAACTCATAATTCTTTAAAAGAACTTCTGCGTTCTGGTTCAGTTCTTGAATAT